AAGTCTCAAAGGTCATGCGCGAGTACAAAGCTGGTAAGCTGAAGTCTTCTAGCGGCGACAAGGTAACGTCACGCGATCAAGCTGTTGCTATTGCAATGTCCGAAGCTGGCATGAGCAAGGAGAAAAAGAAATGAAAGAAGTCTGGGATAAGCCTCGGCCTAAAGATTTGGGTGAGCCTAAGAAGCTAACACCAATGCAGAAGGCAGCAGCAAAGCAAATGGCAAAGAAGTCTGGCCGTCCGTATCCTAACCTTGTGGACAACATGAGAGCCGCGAAAGGTAAATAATGTTTAAGGTCGAATTAGAGATTGAAAAGAATGGTGGGCATGAAGAAGAAGAAATGAAAAAGCCTACGCCATTGCAAAAGAAGGTAGCGCTAATGCTTGCCAAGCAGAATGGCCGTAAAAAGCCAAACGAGATGGACATGATGAAGGCGGCGAAACTAGAAGAGGAAGACGACAATGGCGACTAGAGCGTTGGAAACTGTCTATCGTGACAGGCATATGCGTATCTATAAGTGGACTGGTTTGCTTATGGGTGATGATGGCGCTCCACTACAAGTCGATGAGTTCCACCACATCACAATCCACGGATTCGGGGCGTTTGCTGGCAGTGCCAATTTAAATATTCTTGGTTCCAATGACGGCAGCAATTTTGCCGTTACAAAGAAGCATGATGTTGGCTCAATGATTCTGACGGCAGATTCAATCGAAAAGCTACTGACCGAGCCACGTTATATTAAGCCTAGCATTACTTCCGGCAATGGGTCAACAGACCTCGCTTGCTGGGTTTGCCTGAGAACTGACGGCACGACATGAGTAAGTACAAAGACCCTGAAGGTGGATTGACTGAGGCTGGCCGACGTAAGTTTGAAGCGTCAGGCGAGAGCAAGAACTTGCAGCCCGGTGTCAAAGAATCTAGTCCTACTGGCGAGAAAGCCAGACGTAAGGGGTCTTTCTTAACAAGATTTTATACAAACCCTAGCGGACCTTTGGTCGATAAAGACGGCGATCCTACCAGACTGGCACTCGCTGCAAACGCATGGGGTGAGCCTGTGCCAAGAACGGCTGCATCTGCTGCGCGACTAGCTGCAAAGGGACGCAACCTGTTAGAAAAATACAAGTTGGATAAGGAAGATTGAAATGGCTTACTCAGTTGATGAGATAGTAAAGCGCCACAAGGCAGCACAGGCGAAGAAAGAGTTGTTCCGCGACTTGTATGAAGACGCGTATGAGTTCTGCCTGCCACAGCGTAACCTCTATGGTGGCGAGTACGAAGGCAAGAGTCCCGGTCAGAAGAAGATGGCTCGTGTGTTTGACTCCACAGCGATCAATTCTATCCAGCGTTTTGCTAATCGTATGCAGTCTGGCGTATTCCCTCCACAGCGTAAGTGGTGCAGGCTCGAACCCGGTGCGGAGATACCAGAGGAGCAGCGCTATCAGGCACAAGTTGTCTTGGATCAGTACACGGAGAAGCTTTTTGCTGCCCTGAAACAGTCCACCTTTGACATGGCGATTGGTGAGTTCTTGCTGGACTTGTCCATTGGCACGGGTGTCATGATGGTTCAAGCTGGTGATGATGCCAGCCCATTAAGCTTTACCCCTGTCCCACAGTTCTTGGTGTCCTATGAAGAGGGCGCTAATGGCAATGTGGACAATGTGTATCGCAAGATGCGAATCAAGGGTGAGGCGATTGCCCAGCAGTGGAAGGGCGCAAAGATTGATGGTGATCTTGCACGAATGATTGAGAATAAGCCGACAGAAGACATTGATCTGCTGGAAGCAACCATCTTTAATGCGGCCCGTGGCGACTATCACTACTGCGTGATCTATGAACAGAGCAAGCAAAAGATTTTTGAAAAGACATTAAAGCGTAGCCCTTGGGTTATCAGCCGATACATGAAGGTCGCTGGCGAGATTTATGGTCGTGGGCCTGCGCTGACTGCCCTGCCTGATATTAAGACACTGAACAAAACGCTTGAGTTGCTGCTGAAGAACGCATCGCTGGCAATCTCTGGTGTGTACACGGCTGCTGATGATGGTGTATTGAACCCACAGACAGTCAAGATTATCCCCGGTGCGATTATCCCTGTGGCGAGAAACGGTGGTCCGCAAGGCGAGTCTCTCAAAGCATTGCCTCGTTCCGGGGATTTCAATGTCAGCCAGATTGTTATCAATGATCTGCGTCAAAGCATCAAGCGTACCCTGCTAGATGAGTCGCTGCCACCCGACAATATGTCGGCACGTTCGGCTACTGAGGTGGTTGAGCGCATGAAAGAGTTGTCGCAGAACTTGGGTTCAGCGTTTGGTCGTCTGATTAACGAGACGATGATCCCGTTGGTGTCCAAGATTCTGGAAGTTATGGACGAGAAGGGATTGATTGTCATGCCGTTGAAGGTTGACGGTATGCAGGTCAAGGTTGCTCCTGTGGCTCCGCTGGCAATGGCGCAGAACATGGAAGAAATCCAGAACATTATGCAATTTAAACAGATTGCTGATGCGTTTGGACCTGAAGGACAGTTGGCATTGAACACCGCTGAGACAGTAGATTACATCGGTGACAAGCTGGGTGTGCCTGCCACATTAAGAACTAGCCCGATTGAGCGTCAGCAAGCGATGGCACAGCAAGCGCAGATCGCTGCTGCTATGGCAGAACAGCAAGGCGCAGCCCCGTCTGGCACTACACAGGCGGTTGAGCAAGTTATTGGTGAAGGAATGCAATAATGGATTACGGCAAACGTCCTGATGGCACACCGAAAGGAAAAGGATACTTCGGTGAGATTAAGCGACCTGATGGTAAGGTCATGACCGAGATATCCATTGGTGTTGGGTTAAACAACAAAGAGACATTGATCCCGTTGATTGTCCCCACATTAAGCCGTCAAGAATTGGAATATCTTAGAAAATCAAAAATTGATTCTCCTGATTTTATGAAGAATATTCCGCCATCAATTATCAATAAAGCAGTTGACTACGCATCAGGCAGGTTAAAACAAAATAAATCACCATTTGCTTTACCAGATGAGGTGATGGAATTACCAACTAAGTGAGGAGGATGGATGGCAGGCTGGGACGATATTGACGCGATTCCTACGGCAGATGTTAAGGAAGTCACAACTAAAAGAGAAGAATTAGATCGTCTTGCAAAGCGTGTATTTAGTACGGAAGACGGTCAGAAATTGCTGAAATGGATGCGAGAGGTTTATCTTGAGAATCCATCTTGGCAACCCGGTGCGGATAACAGTTATGGCTATTGGCGTGAAGGCCAGAACGCCGTTATTCGCGATCTTGAAGCGCGTATAAGGAGAGCAATCCAATGACAGACACCACAGAATCCGGTGGCCTTCTAGATGGAGAGTCTGCTGACTTGCCATCTGAGGAGACAACCTCCGATGCTGGTGCAGAAATCCCACATCTGGAACAACCAGCTAATCAAGCAGCGGCGGCAGATGATGACCCATTAGAACGTCCTGATTATTGGCCTGAGAAGTTCTGGAACAAAGATGGCAATGAACCTTTGCTCGAAGAAATTGCCAAATCATATACAGAACTTGAGAAGAAATTTCGTTCTGGAAAGCACAAGCCACCGGAAGGTGGGAAATACGATACGTCTGCCCTTGGCGAAGACATCTCTGGTGACCCTCTGGCTACGGCATATGTTGGTTGGGCTGCGAAGTATGGCCTGAGTCAGGAGGCATTTGACGAAATGGCCGGTCAATTCTCTGAGATCATGGGGGCGCAGGCACAAGTCTCCCAGCAGTCGGCAGAGAAAGAACGTGCTGCCTTGGGTCCGAATGCTGAACAGATTATTAAAGGCCATGTTCAATGGGCTAGAGGTCTGGTACAAAAGGGTATCTGGGGAGCCGATGACTTTGAGGAGTTTAAGAACTGGGGTGGCACAGCTAATGGCATCCGAGCGCTGACAAAACTCAGGGAAACCTATGAAGGTCGCATTCCTACTGAATCCGTACCAATGCAGGGCTTGCCAAGTAAAGATGAACTGTATGAGATGGTAGGTAAACCGGAATATAAGACCGACCCAGCCTACCGCAGGAAAGTGGAAAAGTTGTTCCAACAAGCATTTCCGTCTCAATAGAAGTCTCCACTCCTCCACGGAGTTTCCCCCGGCTGGTCCGGGGGTTTTTTATTGCACATATCAAAAAGATAGTGTATAAGCTTGCTTCAAGGACAACCTTCGCGGCCCTTTATAGGAGTGAATCTCCTCGCAAGGCGTGGCGTAAACGCAAGTCGCGGCCCAGTAATTCTGGATAACCAAGGCAAAGAGTGTTTTTTCAACTTTTTGACGAGGTAATAAAATGGCAATTTCAGTATCTAATGCCTTTGTTACCCTGTTCGATGCCGAAGTTAAGCAGGCTTATCAAGGCGAAAGCGCCCTGCGTAACACCGTCCGGCTCCGCACAGGTGTAGAGGCTGCAACCCACAAGTTCCCCAAAATCGGCAAGGGTGTCGCAACAGTTCGCGTTCCGCAGACTGATGTAACTCCTCTAAACGTCACCTACGCGCAAGTTACTTGCACGCTGTCTGACTACATCGCTGCCGAATATTCGGACATTTTCAATCAGGCTAAGATCAACTTTGATGAGCGTCAAGAACTCGTCCAAGTCGTCTCGAAGTCTATCGCTCGTCGTCAAGATCAGATGATTATTGACGCACTGACCAACTCCAGCACTTCGCTGACAGTTGCCTCCAGCGTCGGTGGTGCAAACACCAACCTGAATCTGGACAAACTGTTGTCTGCCAAGAAGCAACTGGATGCTTACAATGTTCCTCCAACGGATCGTTTTGTGGTCATCCATGCAAACAACCTCGCATCCCTGTTGGACGAGACAGAAGTTAAGTCTTCGGACTTCAACACTGTCAAGGCTCTGGTGGCTGGTCAGCTTGATACCTATCTGGGCTTCAAGTTCATCACCATTGGTGACCGTTCTGAGGGTGGTCTGCCATTGTCTTCTGGTGACCGTAAGGTTTATGCGTTCCACAAGCAGGCAGTTGGTATGGCCGAAGGTATGGGTTTGACCACTCGTATCGACTACATCGCTGAGAAAACCTCGTATCTGGTTGCTTCAATGTTCTCGGCTGGTGCTGTGGCTATCGACGCTGAAGGCATCGTGGAAATCACCTGCGATGAAAACGGCGCTTAAAGGAGAATAATCATGGCATTTAGTTCAACTGGTCTTAATTCTGCTGGCGCTCAGTCTAAAGCTGGCAATGCTCCACAGATGTGGACATACACAACCACCGATGCAATCGGCGATGTCAACACTGCGGGCTATTTCAATAGCATCGCATCGTTGGTCAAAGTCGGCGACATCATTTTCTGCCACACCAGCACTGGTGGTACTCCAGCGATGTCTATCGTCTGGGTGAACGCCAACTCCGGTACAGTGGTAGACGTAACTGATGGTCTGACTGTCACTGCTACTGACTCCGACTAAATCGGTTTAGCGTTGTTCTGGGGCTGGCTTCTCATTTGGGAGGTCAGCCCTTTCTTACATTAAGGATTCACGATGGCAGCCGGTGATACCTCTATTCGGATTTGTTCTGATGCCTTGTTGATACTAGGCGCAAAGCCAATCTCGTCTTTTTCCGAAGGTACTGATGCCGCCAATATCTGTGATCGGCTGTACCCAAACATCCGTGACGCGACAATTCAGCAGTATCCTTGGGCATTCTCGTTCAAGAAAGTTTCGCTGTCCCAGATCATTACTACGCCAATCAACGAATGGCGTTACGCATACCAACTTCCTGCTGACCGTATTGGTCCTCCTCGTGCTGCATTTACTAGCACCGCTGTTGGTGAGCGCCCATTTACCGAGTGGGAGATTTACGAAGACAAGTTGCTGACTAATTCACCAACTATCGTTATTGATTACCAGTTCTCTGTTCCTGAAAACAAGATGCCGGTGTACTTTGTTCAGCTTCTGAAGTACATGATGGCATGGCATTTGGCAGAGCCGCTGACGGATCAGGTTTCTAAAGCGCAGTATTGGCAGGTAG